ATATTCACATCATAGACAAGGAAAGAAGAAAATATTCAGCTCACTTTATGATGTGGCTGAATAGTTACTTGCTGTAACTGTTCCACACTTTCAAACGGTTCTTCGCTCGGAAGTTCTAACACCTTTTTCATTGCTTCGACAGGCGTAGAAGCTTCTACAAAATGAATTTTGTTAAGATTTGTGTATAAACTCGCTAAAGCAACTACATATTTCATCTTTTATCCTCCTCTTTCTCCGCTTGTTCGATGAGCCAATTAATATGCTTCTTGTTCATGTAATAAAGGTCATCGTCTGATGCATTTTCAAAATTCACTAATTGGTTAACACGGTCTTTTATTTCTTGTAACATTCCTCTCCCTCCAATATCGATTTGATTCTTTTCGCAAACTCTTTTTGCGGAGGTGGTCTAAACCAATCTGCCAAAGTGTAATGTTTCTCACACTCTTCGCAAATTGAATCTATTCCATCCGCAAAAAGAATGCCGATTAAGACCTCTTTGTACTGCCCGCAATAATGACATCTGATCCCCTTTTCTGAAAAATCATCGATAGCCATCTGCCGCGGTATTGTTTTGTTCCAAGGTAGATTCATTCCATCCCCTCTTTTCCTTCATAAAATCAAGAAAATGTTCACGAATCTTCCACGCTATCTTTTCGCCGATGCCTGGTATTTCCTCAATCTTCCCAAGCCATTCCAGCATCAATTGCGTGTCTAATTCGTTTTGCCGTTTGGCTCCGGCGTGAAAACCTCGGTTCCACGCTTCTGCCAGTTCTGCCTGGCGGACAGGGAGCGCTGTCATCTCCCCACCTCGCCTGATCCTGCGCAGCGTTTTCCCCATCACGTCACTACCTTCCAGCCTTTTTTCAGCCGGCTTTTCAACTCGCACTTTTGCAACGGCTCATAGCGGTAGACGGCTTGTCCATCTTCACGTCGAAACAACAGGTACCATTTCAGCCTGCGCTTGCGCTTACGCTTACTCATCGTATACATCCTTTTGCAATTTTTGGAGGGCGTACAGCCTCAAGGCCCGAAGCTCCCGTGTCGCGTCTGCCCAGCCTTCCTCGCTCTTATCCTTTCGTTCACGGAGCTCGCTGACTAGTTCTTTCAGCCGTTGAATCTCATTTTCGAGAACGATGATTTCTTTATGCAGCCGTTCCTTGTCCGCCATCGCCGTTTCGAACAACTCTTTCCAGCGCTCAACTTCCTGCTTCAACTGCTCGCATTCCTGCTCCTTCTCTGTCAACAGCTTGTGCGCGTGGATCGCCTCGCGTTTCAGCCATTCGATGCCGGCATCTTCTGTTGTATCTTCAGTGGTCGCTTCACTACCGGCCAGCTCATTCTCTGCCGTTTCTTGCGATTCAGTCCCTTGTTGTTCCAACTCTTTTTCCAATTGGGCGATCTTCTCTTTCCGAAAACTCTTCCAACTGTACAGTTGTTGTTTCGTAATGTTCTTGATTGCAGCGATCACGGCATCGCTGAATCCCTGGCGGCGCAAATCAATGTATTCCTCGACAGTCAAGTCGATTTTTTTGTTAGACATGTCTTTCTCCTCCTTCACGCTTTCGCGATCTTTCAAAATATCATCGAGACTCTCTCCGTTCCGCAATCGCTCCAGCTGGTCGGGTGTCAGCTGATATGTTCTCACCGTCGTATCTATTCCGTGTGGGCGGTTGCCGAACCGCACAGGTCCTGACCGATACGGGGATATTCTTGCGATCGTCGGCATCGCGGTCACCTCGCATTTTGTTTCGCGGTCTTAAAAACCTTGTCACGATCCTCAGCTGATCTCCAAAACCATCTCTTACCTTGTTTTTCATACCTCTCAAACCAGTGTGGTTCAAAATCTCGTCTCCATGTGTATCCAGCTCGCGCCCGTCCGTCCTTGTACAGCTCAGCATGCACCCAAACGTACTCGTCATCACGCCGAATGATCGCCGAATAATCTTCGCACCATCCCCAATCAAACGTTTTGGCGTATCCAAGCACATCCCAGCTGGGAAAACGCTTTTGTATGCTGTTCAATATGTTTGTATCTGCCGTCTGCTCATCATCAACAAAATCGAAAATCGTCAGCTGGTTCATTTATTCCCTCCTTCCCCTTTGGTCTTACGAAATTTTGTTTAAAACTTCTTTTTGAAACTTTGTTAACTCAACTTGTCCATGTAAAGCCCGAGCAATCTGCGCCAATACGTAAGCATCTGCGACATTGTTGGAATCATGCTCAAATCCCCATCGTTTGTATACTTCAAGCACTACCTGCTCTTTTTTGGCGTTTCCTTTCGCTCCGGCGAATTTTTTGAGAAGGGAAGGGGCGACATCAACATACGGAATGCCCCTTCTATACAACTCAATCCGAATGCCCCAACCAATCCCTCCGAGCAAGAAACCTTTTTGGCTGGCATAGCCGAAACCTTCGATTGCAACAAAATCCGTATCGTGTACCGCATCGACAACAGTTTGGATAAGGTCGCTCATTCTCGCCGGGTCGTCTCCCTCTCTCTCAATCTCTTTCGCCTCAATCACTTCCCCAAACGGAGATAACGCTACAAAGCCCGTCCGTAAAGATGGATCGATGCCGACGAATCTTTCAAATTGCATGACTACACCTCTTTTATAGAGTTCATACATTTCTGAAATGATTGGTTTCACATCCTTGATGATTTTGTTTACAATTTCTGAAAAACCCATGCTGATTGGTCTGAAACGCTCGATAATTTCATTTGCAATTTCCGAAAAATCCCTTTCCCGTTCTATCGTCGCCATATTTCACAACACCTCAATATCCGTTTTTCTGTCTCTCGTGATTAATCATGTTTTTCTTCATGTACGCTTCGGCAATTTCCTTTTCCGTAAACCCTAGTTTTTCGCCAAGCCCTATGAACATGCGGATGATATTTTCATAGGCTTCTTCCACTTCTGTATCCGCCGCAACTTCGTGAAGCGTTACGCTGTCGTACAGTCGTCCGATTTCAAAGAACAGGTAATTAAATTGCTGAATCGTCGTTTCATAGCAAATTGACGTCAGTTCATCCGGCAAACCAAGTCGAATTGGCACCGACTGACCATATCGTTTCGATTCTTCAAGACCAATAGACAGGACGAAATGAAAACCGTCAACATATTCCTCAAGAAGCCGTTCTGTTCTTGGTTCTCGATCATTCGACCAAAACTTGAATTGCCGCCATTCGTTCGCGATCTCCCCCAGTTCTGTTTGCAACGCCAAAATCTTTTCTTCCAACCGTTTTTCGCCTTCTTTGCGTGGGTGAATCTTCTCAATATGCGCATCCAATTCTCCTTGTACCTCAAAAAGTTCACGTAGTTCCATGCTTCTTTTCCCCCTCGATTATTCATCCCGCTTCGCTCGCTCAACTGCCAAAATCCATTTCAGTTCCTCGTAATCGAATTCGTCTATTCGCTGCCCTTTAAATTCATTGATCCCCATTTGCCGCAACTGCTGGATCGCGTTGTGCCTCTTCATCTCCCTTTCGACTTCTGATTTTTGAAAATAGCGGTAGAATGAACCCATTTTCGTTCCCTCCATCAATCAATATCAAATCGGCTTTCCACAGGAGCGATAAGTTCCAATTCGAACAAATCGACTGGCCGCATCCGCTTATTCACTTTCTCCATTTTTGTTCCTCCCTTTCTTTCTCGTTTCTCATTGTTATCAGTTGTTCGAACCATTCTTGATCGCTCGTGTCCAATGCGATGTTCACCATGTCATCGATGTTCTCCCTCGTCAGTTCCCATTGATCCACAAGCGCCAATTGTCGAAGCAACATTTGTTTTCTTTTCCGAACAGGCTTTTCATCGTGGTTAAGAGTGAACTGAACCATTCCTACGGGCGGTCTAACCCACTCGGCGTAACCTAACCATCCACAATACGCGCTATTTACGCTGACGCAATACACCCAATCTCCTGGCTCTATTGACGTTTCGCCATCGAACCATTTTCTATCCGTTCCCTTCACCCTATACCATCCCTTTCGTCAAAACGGCAAATCGTCATCGTTTATTTCGATCGGCTCACCGTTATCAGCAAAAGGATCATCAAACCATCTCTGCTCTTCTGACGGCTTCATAAACGCTTCTCTCGCTTTCCTAGAGGCGTTTTTCTCTTGTTCGAATGTGTCCCTATCCCCTCTCTGTTTCCTGCCCGAATTCGAAGCGTTGCGCGGCTCCAGAAATGTTGCCGTATCCACCACGACCTGCGTATAATACGTCCTCCGTCCGTTCCGTTCATAGCTGCCCGTTTCCAATCGCCCGTCGATCCCGACCATACTTCCTTTCTTCAAGTAGTTTGCGATGTTCTCCGCCTGTTTTCGCCATGCGACGCAACGAATAAAATCAGCTTCCCGCACCCCGTTTTGATTCGCAAACGGACGGGTAACGGCCAGTGTGAATGTGACAACAGCCACTCCGCTTGGCGTATACCGAAACTGCGGATCGTCCGTCAGCCGTCCTGTCAAAATGACGCGGTTAATCATGACAATCCCTCGCTTTCTATTTCTCGGCAAACACAACATACGCAAATTTTTTTGGTCGGCTCTCTATGGTTTTGATCTCTATCAAACACTCACCATCCACCGATTTCTTTTCCTGTACAATGACGTACCACTTCTTCATTTTCCTCTCTCCTCATAAAGTCTTCGAAGTTTTCCTTTAGCGGTTCTTTGATTAGCCCGTTTTCATACAAGTCGTATTCGTCCGCCCAGTACCATTTCCCAAACATGTCTTCCCTCATCGCCATCAGCCTTTCCGCCAACGCCCGATTCTGGTGAACAGCTTGATGACAGCAGTGGCATAAGGGAGCAAGGTTTCTCCACTTCCCCCTCCCGCCTTGAGAACGGAAACGGACATGGTGCGCCTCAATTCGCGGATCACCGCACATCATGCAACGACAGCCAAACACTTCGATCATGCGATTGTACTCGGTTTTGCTAATGCTTCCTCTCGTTTTTGACGAAGGTGCTTTCCGTTTTCTCCGCTTCTCCGGCACTTTCTTGGGAACGGCTCGACATTCCTTGAAACTCACTCCCTCACCTCCTTTTGATAAAATCCTGCCAGTGACGGAAACGAATTCTTCGCTCTTGCCATCTCTCGAAAAGTTGTGAAGCGATTGCCAATCGAAACAGGAAAATCTATCGGATATTGAAAACAGTTTTTCGGTTCTATGCCGTATTTGTGCCGAACAAACGATTTTGCTTCTTCTTCATTTGCGGCAAACACAAAGGCAAATCGCCCCTGCCCGATTTTCAATGAAAAGACGCGAATTTCGTACACCTTCAAAGGGTTTTCTTCAATAAGACGCGCGATGGTGCGTGTATCTTCTTCAGCCACGCTTTCCATAGCCGCTTCGAGTTCATCCATCGTGCTGTCGCGCCGTATCCGTCCTGCGGACAAAAAATAGTGAAGCGTATAGATAAGAGAAGCGGCTTCGTCACGAATGGCTTCTTTCATCAGTTCATGAACGGTATAAATCTTGAATCACCCCCGTGTTCCGGTTATACGAAACACGAACCGTCCCGACCGCTCCGTTGCGGCTCTTGGCCACAATGACTTCCGCAACGCGGGGATCAGCTTCGGTGTTGTAATAGCTGTCGCGGTATAGAAAGATCACCACGTCCGCGTCTTGCTCAATGCTTCCCGACTCTCTGATGTCCGACATCAACGGTCTCTTGTCGCTTCGTTTCTCTACATCCCGCGACAATTGCGCCAGTGTGATGATTGGACAACTGAATTCTTTTGCCGTCTCCTTGATCGCTCTGGAAATCTCGGTGACTTGCAAATGCATGTTTCCGCCGTAATATCGTTCCGGCCGTATCAATGTGAGATAATCAATGAACACGACAGGCTTCCTGTCCGGAAATCGATTGATGGACTTTCTGATTTTCGAGCGAATGTCCGCGATGCTCTGTCCGGCGCCGTCAAAGATTTGCATGCGCGTTTCGGATGCCTTCCCAATGACTTCGATCCACATGCGCTTCTGTTCTTCCGACAAGTCGTGATACGGATTTCGCAATTTCATTCGATTGAATCCGCCAATCGAACCGATGAGCCGGTCGCGTATTTTGTCGGCCGCCATTTCAAGCGAAAACACGATAGGCAAGTACCCGTGCCATCCGACGCTCTTCGCGAAATGGATCATGAAGTCGGTCTTCCCCATGGACGGTCGCGCTGCCAAAATGATCGAATCGCCATCGTTGAAACCGTTCAGCATTTTGTCAAGTTCGCTAATGCCCGACGGCGCACCCATTTTCCGCTCGGTCGGCGTCCACGGCGCTTCGGCCACCTCATGCAACAAATCGCTGATGTCATGATGGTCGGTGATCCTCCCTTCGTTTAAACGAGTCAGCGCGGTTGTGATCTTGTCAATATCCCAATTTTCCTGCGCCGCCACAACAAGAATCCGCCGCTTCTCACGCTCTTTCCATTCGTCAAGAACCAACGCCTCGTATTGGTCGAATTTCGTTTCGTTTGCAAAGGCGGATACTTCATTGAGATAGGAGAGGCCGCCAAAGTCAGCCACATCTTCTGTCGTGGAAAGCGTCACAATATCCGGTTCGTCTCCCTGCTGTGCGATCCGCTTCATGGCGGCGAACAGCTTCCGGTGCTTCGGATCGCTGAAATGCGTTTCGGTCAGAACCGTTTCTTTGAGCAGGTAGGGACATTCAAGAAATATCCCTAACACTGCTTTTTCTGCCTCGACACTCATTGTGTCCAGTCCTCTCCGGCGTTCATGTTGTGAACATACAGTTTATAGTAGGCAGGTCGTTCCTCTCTGTGGCAGAGTTCAGCGATGGTAGGAGGATACGCCTTTTCCTTCACATGTCGCTTTGCGTTGGACAGCACCAAGTCGAACGGTTCGTCCGCCAACAAGTCGTACCAAATGTCTACTTTCTCCTTTGACACCTCAAAATTCGAGTAGACAAAGGAAATGAGCTTCATGACGTGTTTCACTTGCTCTCTTGTCATGCCGATTCTCCCCTCTGGCTAGAGTTCGTCCCAGTTGATCTCGGTTGGCGATTGCCGGCGGCGCGGCGCCTGTTTCCTCTTTTGCTCGAACATCTCGTTATACTCTTTCACATCCTCAAGAGTGAACAACCCCATGAATTCGAAGTTTCGTAGAATGCTAGAAATGTATCGCGCTGGATTGCGCGGCATCTGTTTCCGCGCCAAACGGATCGCTTCGACGATGATCGCTTCCGGCTCTTGGAACTGTCCGCTTTCAATCATTTGTTCAAACTCCTGTTGCAAGATATGAGGCGGTAAGTAGCCAAACGCTTTCTCGAATTCGGCAACAGGATTGCATTTGATTTCTTGTTCTTTCTCTGTCGTTTCTTCCGATAGGTCACTAACTGCCTTGGCCTTATCATCATCTTTTATATCTGTTGTATTCTCTGTGTATTCTCTGGTTATTGGTGTGGCCATTTTGGCCATATGGATGTGGCCATTTTGGCCATCTCGACTGGCCATTTTGGCCACATGGTCTGGCCGCATATCGTTTTCTTTCGAGACAATTTCTTCTAGCCGTTCATAATCAATTCGATACCATTTCGTTTTATCAATCTTCATCGAATTCAAATAGTCTGATATGATAATCCCCTGATTTTCCAGATTTTTGATCACTCTTCTAATTGTCCTAATCGACCAAAACGGAAATTGCTTCTGCCAATCTTCGTATGTGTTGTAAACCCATCTATGTCCATCGCGTTCGTTGTTGCTCTCTTGTAGCCAGTAATGCAACTGCTGTAAGATGATCGCCTCGTTTAGCCCGATTTCTTTAGCCAATGATGGCAATATCACGAGCGGCTTTTCGTCAAGAAGAAGTTTGCTCATTTCGAATCCCCCTCTGGCCTTTCTTTGATGCAAACGACCACTTGTTTTTCCTTATCTACTTCGATCACTTTGAATTCGGGATGAACGATTCGGATATATCCACTCGCATACGCTTCATATTCCTTTTCCGTTCTTGCCATCCACGTATAGCAAAACGGCAAGGCTACTCGATATTCGAGCCCCTCTTTAAATGCCTTTTGAACCTTCTCTTTCTTCTTTCTTGTGGCCAATCGGTCTCATCTCCGAGTTTCAATGATTCCCTATAAGAATCAAAGCGAGAATCGCGCCAGAAACGGCGTAGGGAACCCAACCCAGCTTTGTTTCTCTCAAAATCGCGTCTGTATCCTCATCGGTTTCAAGGAAGCGATAATACGCTTCCCCGAACCGCTTCAACCATGTTTTCATTCGAACCGCCCCGTTATGATCGAGATGGCTTTGCTCGCCTCTTCGACAGTCCATTCAGACGGTTCTTTGTCAACGCCCATCGTTTCTTTCAGCTTTTCGTACAGCCTTTCTTTCGTCCAATCAGCGGTTACCCTTCGGGAAATTAACGCGTCGATGTATTTCAATTGGTTTTCGCTCGCTTTTTTGTTTTTCCCGTTTTTGTCAAGTTGCCCATTTTGCTTTTCCTTCGTATCTCTCGCATCAGGATCATCCTCATCAGTCGGCACACTGAAAAACTTCATGAGAAAGTATCGTTCCGTGTACGTCAAAGCACTTCCAAATGCTTTTGAAATGTCGTCCTGTTGTCCCATGTACTGCCACGGGATTTCGACTCGATCGCTCGGATCGTCAGCGTTGATCCATACATATTTCATGTCGCCAGTGACAACAAAGTCTGTTTTTGGCCGTTCGCGTTTATTTTCTCTGTCCCATACGGTATAATTAAAAGTAGAGTGAGTTTGATTGAGGACGATTGGGACGAGCAACACGCCCAATTCGTCCATTTTTTCTCGAATCTTTTTCAGCACCTGCGTGCCGGATACATAGCGATAGCCGTAACCCTGCGAATCTTTTACGAACACATCGACCGTTTTTCGAATTTCAACGAGCTTCTGATAGATATTGAGCGGTTTCGGTTGTTCGGCTGCTTTCGTCATCGAATTCTCACTCCTTTTTCTCGTTTTAGTTCAACGCCTGGAATTTGTTCGCCGCTTTTGATCCGCTCCAAGATGCTTTTTTTGTCTACCTCGACTTTATGCTTCAAAAACTCCTCGGGGATCACTGACATATCCACAACATCCACAGATGGTGGATTGTCTTGAATGTATACCGTGATGGTCGGTCGCTTAATTCTTTGAATTCCCGCATGTTCCAACTGCTCGAATAGATACGCTTTTAGTCGTTTCACCTTATTTTCAATAGCCGTCCGCTTTTCATTCAGCCGTTTCTCTTCCTCCCGAATCGCTCGGGCATCCGCTTCGAGATTCCGAATCAGCTTCGCGATGTTCTCAGCTTTGAGTTCGATCTCATCGCGTATGGCCTCTAACGTATCCACTATTGCTTCTGAATCCATCTCGTCAGCCATATTCATCAGCTCAACATAGTTGGCTGCTAGTTCGTACAGCTTCATGATCGTCCCCCCTTTACAGGTCGTAATGCTTCAATTCGCCGTATTCTAAACAAAACGCCATCGCGCAAGAGCGGTCATAATGTACGAGAAGGCCGTCCGGGAACTCAATGTATCCTTCGCCCTCGACAATGTCAGATAAGCATCCAGCGCATTCTCCAATCACTCTCGGCTCTTCCCATTTCACGTTAAGTGTCATCGGATTTTCCACAGCCATTCATAACAGCCCCTTTCTTTTTAGACGTCCTATTTGGTTTCTAATTGCGAGTATCGTACGATTTAACATCATCGCGAGTTCTTTGTCTGTCAAATGAACATTTTCGATCAGTATCCTCAGCTCTTTATCTGTCCATCTCTTACTTAGATTTTTCGGGCGTCTATTAGCCTTAATGAGCCAATCCCCAAGCGCCCGCATTTCTTCGTAGACATCGCACGTTTCGCATTGTTGTACATATCGACTGCCGTTGCGATGGCCTCCATACGGACATTTGCGGCATATGTTCAGAAGCTCGCCTATGCGGATACGCGCTTTTGTTTTGTCATCATGTCGCAACAAATCACCCCCTTTCCCCTAATGCCCATATTCAGACGCAGGAGACAGGACAATTGGCCAAAAACATGAGGAAGTTTGGAAAAAACAGGACAACATCCCGCGCCTGAGGATAGGCACTAAGGAGTAGTTGGCAAAGAAGGTGAGCCGCCCTCTTTGCCCTTCCCCTTTTTTTCTCTCAAGGTTGAATCGACTCATTCGAGGTTCAAAACTCGTATTTGCTATCCTCCCAACCGCACTCATCGCATTCTGCTTCCCAAACGTACCCTTTCCCCTCAACGATTTCCACTACTTCCCAACGAGCTTCTGCGCCACAACGTGGGCATTCCATGTTCATGTTTTTCACCTCCGTTTCACTCGAGGCCGAAGCGTTCTGGATGCGCTTTGATCGCGTCGCGAACCGTATCCACTCCGATGCGGTTGACGTGTTCAACTCCCAGTTCGCTGACACTCAGCTCAAAAATGAAGCTGTCACTGATCGCACTGATCTCGTAGTACACCCGGCCGTCACCGAAATCCAATTCAGTGACTCGAAAGACATTTCTGACTTTCCGTTCCGCCAGCGCCCGATCCGCTACTTCTCTGACGCCGCTGGGCAACTCATCGAACGAGAGGTTTTTGATTTGCATCATCATTCACTCCTTCTCCCAATTTTTCGATTAGGCGCCACTTGATCCAAATAGGTCGAATTTTCTTCAATCCAGCGAAACACCTGATCGCGAGGATATCGGGCGCGAATGTGCGTGAGCTTTGGAAAGCCTGGAATATCGGTTAAATTGCTTACCGTGGAAAGCTGGACCTGGAAGATTTCTGCTAAGTCTTTCCTAGTTAGGACTGGAGGATAGCTATATCTCTTTCGCCCTTCCTCCACCCCCAACTCATACGCTTGGCGGACGAGATCCTTCACGTATTTATCAATGTCGGGAACCTGCACCACCATTTGCATGACGACTTCCCTTCCTTTTTCGTAGGAATTTCCTCCCTTCTTGTCGAATATTGACGGGGAAGGGAGGTGAGTTTATATGGAAATCAAAGGCTTTGATGAATTTAAAAAACAGCTTCAAAATATGAAACGTGCTGTACAAGAACTTTCAGAAACGAGAACTGTTCCATTTTCCGAATTGTTCACTCAGAGCTTCATGGAAAAATACACACAGTTTTCGTCATTCGATGATTTTCTGAAAGCTGGTGGCTTTTTCGTTGAAACACAAGAAGATTTTGAAGCCATCCCAGACGAAGATATGGATAAACATGTTGCGAAAACGACAAAGTTTAGCGATTGGCAAACAATGCTTGATACAGCTGTAAGCGAATATGCGTTGAAAAAGTTAGGATTTTAAATTCGAATTCACTTCAAATTCGGGTTCAAACTCATTGATCTGCCGAAGTGTTTCCTGTAGTTGCTCAACGAGAGTGGCAGCTCTTTCAAGCAGCTGTTGGAACTCTTCGGCGTTTTTGAATTGAATGTTGACGTTCATTACGCATCCTCCTTTATGCGGTTTGCTCTTTCTTCAACAACAATCGAAACGTCTCTCGTCCCTTTGGCGTGATGAGCGTCTGCACGTCTGCCTTGCCGTTTCGCTCCCACTCTTTCAGCTCGAATAGCTCGGGAACATACGCCGCGTATGGCTTGAGTTTCTTTTTCTGATCGCGGTAGATGAATTTATTTTTCAGCAACCAGTCGATGAAGAAACGTTCTTTCACTTGCAATTCTTTCGCTGTATCGCGGAAATTCGTCAGCAAGTTCCGGTCAACCAGCGCATCGAAATACTCCACTTTCGGCTTCATCGCCGCGATCTGCTCATTTTGCCGGCGCACGGTTTCAAGCACGCCACGAAACATCAGCTTCGTCTGCTCATCGGCAAAAGGAAGATACGTATTGATGAACATGTCCTCGTTCGCGACGTAGCCGCCGGTTCGACGGATGGTTGGGAGGACTACTTCAAATATCCACTTTTCAAATTCCTCCGCCTTTTGTCTGATTTCCGGATTTTTGCTCTGATCAGCCGCCTTAATGATCAAGCGGTATATATCCCCTTCTGGGATAACTTTCACCGTTTGCTCTCCTCCATTAGTAAGGATGCGGTAAGTTACCGCCCCCTTGCAGTGACTTGAAATTGCTTCGTGCGGCCGGCTGTACCCCAATGCTTTTGCAACATCATTACCAACGGCGTGTGGATTGTTGTTAATTTCGACGAATCGAACATCGCCGAACATCGGATGATTAAAAATCTGTAATTGGTTCATTTTGTTTTTCCCTCCACTTCGCTAATGAATTTGATTAACTCTTTGTGTTTATGTTGATATGCAAGCTGTTTTGTCGCTTTAAGCGATATAAGCCATTTGCCATTGTGATAAGTGAACTCATTGTCCGGTACATCCTTAAAAATCGGGAACTGTCTTTTAAATTCCGATAAACTAACTGGATCCAACTGTTTCACTTCCTTCTTCCGATCCATTGACTGCATGTAACGGATCGTCTAAAAAAATATATTCTTCAAAATTCAAACCATTTTCATCGCAATACTTTTTCAATCTTCCTAAGAACTTTGGTCCTGCCATACTATTCGAATTTAAAACCCTGTATAAATGTGCTACATCCAGACCTAGCATTCTAGCAAATTTACGGTACCCTCCATTTGCCCTTTCTTCCATTAATCCTTTCAACTTATCTTTGTCAATGTACACTTTACCACCCCTTTCTAGGTGTTGTATGCAGTCAATGTTGTTTACATGTAAAATATAACACTGTTTATTACATACAGTCAATACTTTTTTGTTATTTTTATCTTTTTGTTGTTTACAAACAACAAAGGATATGTAACATTGATTTCAGACAATACAAAACAGGAGGTTGTCAATATGTCCTTTGATAAACAAAAGTTTGCCGAGTTATTAGAAAAAGCAAAAGGAAACAGATCAATAAACCACTACGCCCAAAAATCAGGTGTTACATCTGCTCATATATCAAGATTACTTAGATGCTTACTAGACAGCCCTCCCACTCCACAGACGATAAAAAAATTGGCTGACCATGCACACAACGGGGTTACTTATAAGGACCTCATGGAAGCTGCCGGCTACATCGATGACAATACAAAAACAGATCTCCCCGCCCTCACCGAGAAAGACGAACGCGACATCCAGAAAGAATTGGAGAACATCATTAAAGGTCTCAAAACAGGAAACGGCTTCGCCGCGTTCGGCGGAATGGATATTGATGAGCTGGACGAAGAAGATCGGGAACTGCTGATTGCTTCGCTGGAAAACTCCCTTCGACTTGCGAAACGCATTGCAAAAGAGAAATTTACTCCAAAAAAACATAGAAAAGAATAAGTTTTTCAGGGGGAGAGCTTAATGGCTAATCAGATAAAACAGATAGTAGAAAAATTAGTCAAAAAGCACGGCACGAACAACCCCTTTGAGATCGCATCGCAGAAAGGCATAGTGCTGTTGTTTGAACCGCTTGGCGGGACATACGGGTATCATCATACATTTCGCCGGATTCAGATCATTCACATCAATTCAGAGTTGGACGAGCCGATGAAACGCTTCGTATGCGCGCACGAGCTGGGGCATGCGGTGTTGCACCCCGAACTTAGCACTTCATTTTTGCGAAAAAACACACTTTTCTGTATGGACAAAGTGGAAAGGGAAGCGAATGAGTTTGCGGTGGAATTGCTTCTGTCGGATGATGTTCTCTATACATACCGCGACACTGATGCAACCATTTATGAGGCCGCGGCGGCGTATGGAATCCCTAAGGAGGTGGTGCATCTAAAAAATTTTGACTTCTGAACCAAACGTATATTCCCACAAAAAGGAGATGATCAGATTGATTATTCACTTGGACGACTATCGTAAAAAGAAGAAAAAGAAAACAAACAGCTGCTCAATGGCCAGTATTCCTGTATTTTCACGAATCACCGTAGAGGATGGCAAACTCGTTGGTGTTTTAGAAAATGGTCAGAAGATCATCATCGAAAACTCAGAGGAGGACCGATAACATTGGCTTCGTTCCAAAAGTATAAAACGAAAGACGGCGAGAAATGGATGTTTAAAATGGATGTCGGGATCGATCCTGCTACTGGGAAGCGCAAAACAACGACGCGCCGAGGTTTTAAAACCAAAAAAGAAGCGCAGCTGGCTGCGGCAAAATTGTACGACGAAATAAATAACGGAGGCTACGTGAAGGACACGAATATACTATTCAAGGATTTCGCACAAGAATGGTTAGCAATATACAGCGAGACCGCAAAAATAAGCACCATTCGCGCCAGGAAACATGAACTGGGGCACTTGATGCGTTACTTCGGCAACTTGAAGCTAAAGGATGTTACACGAAAAATGTATCAAGACATGCTCTTGGACCTCAAGAAAAAAGGATATGCTGACAACACCCTAGACGGAATTCATACAACAGGGAGAATGATTTTTAAAAAAGCGATGGAATTGGAATTGATAAACTCTAATCCTACGGAATACGCCAAGGTGCCTAAGCAGAAAAAAACAGTGGAGGACATTGAAAGCGGCAATAAAGACATGAAATTTTTAGAAAAGCATGAGTTAGCCCTCTTTTTGAAAACAGCCCAAGAACACGGGCTAGCTATGGATTATGTTGTGTTTTCAACCTTGGCATACACTGGTATGCGGCTAGGTGAATTACTGGCCCTTCAGTGGAAGGATATTAACTTTAAAGAACATACCATTGCGATTACAAAAACGTTGTACAGCCCTAGAAACAACGAAAGATATTATCAATTACTGCCCCCTAAAACACAGGGATCCATTCGAACCATCAAAGTCGATCCAAACATCATTTCACTTCTAAAGAAGCACAAAGCTGAGCAAAATGAAATCAAATTGCGAATGGGAGAGTTATATCACGATCTGGGTTTCGTGTTTGCGCGGCCAAGTGGATTTCCTGAAGTGCCTAAAAAAATTGAAATCAGAATGAAGCGACTACTGAGAATCGCAAACATTCATAAACATGTAACACCTCACTCCCTTCGGCACACTCATACTAGTTTACTTATTGAAGCAGGAGTGGGAATCAAAGAAATCCAGCAGCGCCTCGGCCATGCAGATATCGAAACAACCATGAACATTTATGCGCATCTAACAAAAGATTTGGAAGAAAGAGCTTCGCAGAAATTTAGCGAGCTTATGAGCAACTTCATCAAAAATTTGTGATTTTCGTGGTCAAAATGTGGTCAAAACAAAAAGAACACCGGGGAGAACCCCAGTGTTCCAAAGGATTGGAGGCGATGATTACATCATGCCACCCAT